CTGCAGGAAGCGCCCTATGATGGGTACAATTTCTTCTTGTCTGAAGGATTTAGATTCAAATATAAAGAACATGAGTTTCATTACGATTTGCGACCTAGCATTGCTTTGATGCTGAGTCTGCTGGTCTTCACCTTCGCTTGGGTCATCGGCGTTTGGGGTATCGTTTTGTTGCTTTTGTCCATGGTCGTGGTTGATCTTGCCGTGATCGTGTTTTTCCAAATCTATGATCCTTCGCTGCGCTATTCGTCCGGTAGTAAGTACACATACACATCTCGAAACGGCTATATTACTGTGCCTGGTAAACCGTTGTTGACTGAGTTGGATGTGCGTATGGAAAACGACCGACGTGACTTGGTTAAATACGAAGGACTTGTCCGTTACTTCGATGTCAAGCACAGCTATGTTGCTCCTGTTAAGTTACTGACCTATGAGATTCCGTGGCTAAAACGTCACTATGAGATAAACACGGTTATTGCTGTTTCAATGGGATTGTTGCAGCAAGTGATCACCAAACGTGTTTCTTATTGTGACGAAGAGAGCTGGGTCCGTTCCAAAATCGAATATAACATGAGCAACATGACAAACGTCAACGTGGATAAGGAGTTGATGTATTTGCCCCACCCGGACTCTGCGAGACCGCATGGTTTTGCAGTCTTTCAGCAGACCGTTGATGTTGCTTGGGGGTGGTTCATGTCCCAAAAACAGATGAACCAACACGTCCCTCGACCCCGGGCTGTAGTGTCTCAGCCCAAGTAAAATTAAAAGACACCGAGGTGCTGGCGATTGATGGTTACACAATTGCACAGGTTGCGCACATCTTGCCTGATCCTGGCAAACCTCGAGATGACGCTCATATCATCGAAGGCAGCTTAAAACGCCAGCCCAAGCTGTCAGACGGAGCCGTGGCCGTCGCAAATGGAGCCACCATGGTGGGTGCTTGTCTACCCCATCCGCACATGAAGGATGTTAAAGGCTTGATGGTATCCAACATAAAGAGGATTATGGGAGAACACCCGAAGCCCGACATGTCTTTGATCGATGAATTGAGATCACATGTTAGGGAGGAAATGCGCAAGTACAAGCCACTCGGACGGGATAAGGATTTCGACGTTGAGGCTTGGTTGGAGCAGACCAATTACACGATGGATCAGAAACGTGAGATTCGTGCGGATTATGCCGAATGTCTCGGTCGTGTCGTTGAAGCTAGGGGACGGATGAACAACGTCTTCCCTCAGTGTTTCCAGAAGGATGAGTACTATGATACCTTCAAATACTATCGCTCGATCTTTGCGCGTCCCAATGCGTTTAAAGCGATGGCTGGACCTCTGTTCAAACACATTGAGAAGGAAGTCTTCTCAGATCCACATTTCATAAAGAAAATTCCCCGCACACAATGGGCCAGAGAAATTAGAGATGCGGTCATAAGAACTGGAAGAATCTATGTCTCTACGGACTACTCAGCGTTTGAGAGTCAGTTCAGAGACTGGGTGATGAGGG